TGCATAAGTTTTTATTTGCTCAAGAGGATAAACAAAACTTTGTAGCTTGGGTGTCAGAGGAACAAGGTCAGTCTGTAGACCACGTTAAATATATACGACATCACTTTGAAGAAAATGAAATCATTCGTTACTACTTTGGTAATATGGATGGCGGTTCTGTAGGTAAGCGATGGACTGAAAAAGATATTGTCACTCCTAAAGGAGATAGAATTATAGCCAAAGGTTCTGCCCAAAGACTTCGTGGTAGAGCAGAAGTAGGTGTTCGTTATACTGGAATTATTCTTGATGACTTTGAATCCGAGTTAAATACCAAGACGCCAGATAGAAGAGCAGAGTTAAAGAAGTGGATTGTGTCTACTGTATTCCCGTCACTTGAAGAAACACCAGGCAATGAAGGTTGGATATGGCTGACTGGTACGATTGTACACTATGACGCATTCTTGCAAAACATTGTAGATGGATGGAATGATGCAAAAAATAATAACAGAGATTATCCTTGGGACTTAACCTTTCATAGAGCTATTGAAGATGGAAAGCCATTATGGAAAGACCAGTTTCCTTTATCAAAGTTAGAAAATAAAAGAAGAGAATTTATAGAAGCTGGGCTAGTAAACAAGTTTGCCCAAG